ACTTAAAGTCCAACCAGCTACCTTGTTTTCAAACCTATCTGTAAATGGTTCTACATTAGGTGTACCAGTTAATTCATATAGTTCATCTCTTAGGTTTCCCCTTCTTAATAATTCAAGGAGTCTATTGATTACAGCTAACTGAGTATTTAAAACATCTTGTTCATTGTTGTTGCCTAAGAATTTATCTGTTACTGCGTCTTTGCTTTCATCTACAATATCCATACAAATTACAGACAAACTAAACTGCCAAGCAGAACCTAAGTATGTTGCATTGTTTACTATAAAATGTGATAAAGGAAATATATCTTGCTTGTTTAGGTCTACCTCAAATATATCCCCATAGGTAACGGTATTAACAAAAGCATCTAAGGCTAATGTTTCTTTTATCTTAGTAGTGATGTTGTAAAAACCTTTCATTTTTTAAAGTTGTTTTTAATCATTCTGCTTTCAAACTCTGCCTTTTCTTTTTCAAATGATAAATACATTAAGCAACTATGTAAGGAAAGGTTTGTAATTTCTGTAAATCTTCTAATGTCTCCTTGAGATAAAACGTATATTTCTTGATAGCTTCCCCATTTTCTACCGAAATTTGACCGTTCATCAGTTCCTTCTGTGCTTCCTTCTGTAAATAGTTCGGGATAGCTTTTAACAAGTCGCTTGTTAAAGTCCAAAAAAAAACCATTGCACCAAATACAACTCCTAAAGGCATAGACTTCATTAACTCGCTATGCTTATGAGTACCCCCATACGGCTCTAATAAGTATTTATTGCCTATCTTATTAGTAATTGGTCTATATAAAACAGACATAGCTTTATGCATAGTCTGCCAGTCGTTTAAATAGCTTGTAACGTCTTTGTTTTCTCCATAGGTAATTTCATCTATATTAGGTAAGAAGCCAAATGTAACGCCTTGTAAATTGAATTTAAGACTATGTGATGGTTTGTTATCAAATAGCTTAGTTAGTCTTTCAGAGTATTTATCCACATCGCTATCTTTAATAGTACCTAAGCCTTTTAAATCAATGTTTAATAATATACGTACAATATCCCCATCAGTAGGCTCTTCTAGTCTTAGAAGTTCTTGGTACTGACCTAGTGTTATTTCGTTTAGATTCTCTGGTATATTGATTTCAAACTTCATAAATTAAAAACAAAAAAAGAGGCTCGCTGTATAACGAACCCCTTAATTATCAAAAACAAACACTAAACTATCTTTTATCGAAATAATACTTATACAATTCTTTTATCTTATTATACAGCTCATTATTCTGCTTGTATGTCATTTGTCCTTTTATCTTTTTACCTTTATAGTCTACTTCTATATGGCAGTCCGGCAATCTCTTACCATTGCTTTTAGGTATAGGTATTGGATAAATAGTTATATCGTTTTGCCAAGCCCATTCTATTGGTTCCATTTGTCATAAAGTTTTAAGCCTATATAAAATACTACCATAAAAGTAATCCCACTTATAATAGTGATTAAAGGGTTAAGGAATAAAAAGCATAGTAGCTTTATTAAAGAAAAGAATAAGCTTGTAAATAATATTATAAGCAAACAGCCTATAATGATTTGAAGTATTTTTATTTTCATAATGTTTATTTTAGTTTTATAAGTAAATCATTAGCTACTTGTTGTGGTAATTTATCAAAAAGCTGTTCAATTAAGTCACTACTATCAAAATCCGCTTCACGATAATAAATCATATCTTCTAAAACAGAAACAAACTGTTTTATAACTTCTGTCTTAACATCACGTTTTACATTATTAAAATCAGTTTTTCCATCTTCTGTTTTACTGTATATACGTTCTTCAATATCTTCGCAAACATTTACATTTTCGGCTATAAAATTTAACTCAAAGCCATAATTTCTTTTTACTGATATTTCCATAATGTTTATTTTTAATTTGTTATTGATACTCAAATATACAACGCTTATTTAAATATAAACAAGTTATTATAAACTTTAACATAACTTTAACATTTGTTAATGTGCTATAAACAATACCTTATCGGGTATAATATACGTTAATGTGCTATAAACAATACCTTCTCGGGTATAACTTTTAATATATATGATACTCCCCTTTGTGTGGGTCTGCTAACTGGCTAGTTAAAGCATATCTACAGCTATCTATTGCGTGATTCCAAGCATCAATAGGTTTGTTTAGTTTGTTACCTTCTTTGTCTTTTAACCAGATGTAATTTCTTAATTCGTTTATAAGGTTCTTACTTCTAGCGGTTACATATACCTCATTTTGATTGATGAGGTTTATACCATATACAATACTGTCTCTGCCTTTAGATACTGGAAGCAAGGTATGTCCGTAACTGTTTAGTTCTGCTATACTTTTAGGCTCTGCACTATCTGCATATATTAACTCTGTACTTTCGTGGGACTTTAATAGGTTGCTAATCTCAGAATTAAGCAAACCCTTTTGATAAAAGACCTCATCAAATATATAAGCGTTATTCCATTTGTATAGTCTAATGTAGCTTGTAGGGTCATTGCTGTACCCCCAGTCTAAACCTCCGCATAGTAACCTAGCTTCTTCTGGTAGTGTGTTTAATTCTTTCCAATCTGTTATACATACGCCCTCTAATGAACCTACCTGACCTAAGCCATATACTTGCCACCAGTTAGACCAGTAAGTAGATGTAGTAGCTTTCTTCTTTGCTCTCTCTATTTCTTCTATTATTGTACTTGGTAATGCTTCATTATCTTTGTAGGTTAATATAACAAACTCACTATCTTGTTCTACAAGTACTTCCTTATGTGCCCAAAATTCTGATGTTGGGTTAAAGTCAATCCATATAGTTCCGCTTGTTCTTACTGCTAATTGATTGTAAGATTCAAATGGTATATTATTAGCCTCATTAACATATAGTACATTACGCCTAGCCCCTCTTAGCTTATCGGGTTGGTCTACACTAAAGAACTCTATGTAGCTTCCATTTACAAAGGTGTATTTTAAAGTGCTTTTATTAAACTGCCCATCCCTATATACCCTAAGCATTAACATAATTTTCAAGAAATCTTTTAAAGCCCCTCTCCTAAGACTTGGTATGCTTTCTGCCACTACCGATATTTCCAAGTCTGGATTCTCTATAGCTTGATTAATTAATATAGGAAGTATCCCAAAAGTCTTACCAGCAGAAGTACCCCCTTGAATAACCCTTTTACGAGCCTTTAGAGCGTACATCTTTTTAATTGCAGTAGTTACTACAAATTCATCCATAAAGTTTCTTATTCTTCTCCTATGTAGAAAATAGGCTGTTCTTGGTTTACGTTTAAGTCTCTAGTTTCTTTTGGCTTACCAGCATAGTAATTAAAGTATAACTGAACAAACTTAAAGTCTCCAGCTTCTACACCTTTTTCTAATGCTTCGTATGCTTTGCTTAACATTGGCGTTAGCTTTTCAATCATTGCAACCTCGTCTGATTTAGGTTTACGACCAGCACCTTCTCTTGCACCACCCCTTGTGTCTTTCATAATGAAAAAAATTGATTATTCAAAATAAAAACAATTTGTTTGTCTGTTTGTTAAATGGTGGTTGTATTGGTTATAGGTAATTTTCTACATCAAAGTAACCACATCTTTGTCTTTCACAAGTAATACCATCATTAAATGATTCTTCCATTTGTTCAGCAGAAAACATATCACATTGCTTAATAGTTTTATTTTTAACAAACTCTATTAATTCTTTGTGTTTTTCTAAGTAATCTTTTGTAAACTCTTGAAGTACGTTTTCCTTTAATGTACTGTGTGTTATTTCCATTTTTTATTTATTTATTTTAATTTGTTTGGCTGTTTGTTAAAATTCCTCAGTATCATTAGACTGTCTAAGTAACCTAGAGAAAACCTCTACAAATTTTTCTTGTTTAGAAAGTTTGTGTTCTCCCATTGCGTCCAAAATAATGTGTACTTTTTCGTGATAAAATGTATCTATTGTGCAGCACTCACTTATTTTTTCCCCTTTATATTCACCGCAAATACTTATTTGATTATCTGTAAAACTACAATCCCCTAAAACACCTTCATTACTTAATCTTTCGTTGTCAAAGCCTACGCTTATTGTAGATGAAAATACTTTGAATTTTTTTGGTATATTTTTCATATTTGATTTATAAATAATAAAAAAACAAATATTATCCATACTATAATCAAACACCAAGAACTGCTTTCTCCGCCAACAAACGTATTGTGACTTGAACTTGTATTAGGTCTTTTTTCTTTTTTCATAATTTCTCTAGTATTTCATTTTGCTTTTCTAAAAGTTTGTTTCTTAATCTTAGTTCTATTTTTATATCTTGAAGGATACACGCTATAAGCACGAATCCTACCGATAAAGTTAACCAAATAAAATATAATCCCATAATTTAAAGTATTTCTTCTAGGTTGTCCTCAAAATAATCTTTAGCTACTAACCATTGGTCTTTGTGGTTCTTCGGGTCGCTTCGCTTAATCATACACCCAGCATTATGCACCATTAGGCTTAGTGCGTATGACCCAATGAACCATATCCTTATAGTTAATGCTTGTAGTTTCTTCTTTACCATTACCATCCTTAGTTATTAAGGTGTCATATTGGTATTGTTCATCTTCTATTTTCACAAACTCTTTAGCTTCTTTGCCCTTGCTTTGTGCATACTCTCTAAATAAATTTCTTCCGTTCATTTTGTTTTATTTAGTCGTTAATTTATTACCATTATTTCTTTTCCTTGTTTGTCTTGTAAGGCTATTAAACCAAATTCAGAATCTAGTCCGTTTAGTATGTCTATTTTCCTTACTGTGTTTATTATTCTTATAAAGTTATTAGGGTCTATGTTTATTCCTCCTTTACTTATGTAGTAGTTATATAGTAGTTGATAGTCAAACTGTTTTTGTTTTCTCATTAGTATATATTGTTCTTTCATTTTATGGCTCTATTTTTTTACTCTTTAACCCAGTCT